GGTTCAAGAACCTTACATCGAAGATACGGACTACGGAGTTCAATTTCGGATGCAATACTTTGTGAAACCAACCCCTCAGAAGCTTGGTGAGTTCCTGAGAAGTGGGGAGAAATCCTTGACCGTTTTAATACTCATCCATGGTGATGACAATATCATGATCTTTCGCTCTGTTCAAAGAGGAAAGACGGTCTGGCGTTCTAGTGCATTCGACATGAAATCCTGTGATCTGAGCTTTGCGAAAATACATCAGTTGTTACTTAGACGCTGGTACGTTAGCAAAGGTTTGGATCCCGCAGTAGCAGAGGAAATGAGGGTTTTCGGTCAGGCTGACCGCACTGCCACCCACAAAAACTACCTTTTCGGTTTGTATGAAAAAATCAAGATGAAGATAGCTATTTCGGAGCAGACTCCTACTGGGAGGTCTAGTACATCTCTGGATGCTGCGATGGGCCAGATGTGGCCTATTCTCGGTACTATCAAAAGTCTGAGAGGCTTTCCAGAAGTGTCGTTTGGCACCTTTTCTGGGTTCATTGATCAGTTTTTGCGTTTGTTGGCAGTTCGTGCCGTGTCACATGGTTTGACTTTAGAATGGGAAGTTAGGGAAGCGAGTTGGGGAGACCTGCACACTCGTAGTTTTCTAGGAGGCATTTTCATTGAAGACAATTTGGAGCCTGAGTGGGTTCCTTTGACTGTTGTCAAATCTTTAATGTTGATACCCGACCCACGAAAGGTGTTTCCGAATCGCAACCTGACAGCTGCGTTTCATGGTGTGTTGTATGGAAGTTCCATCAATAGTCAAGCTTATCGTAATCCTTTGGGTAAGTTTATAATTGAGCATAACCTCCGCTATTTGCGGCAGAAGCGTTATGATTTTAGAGGAGTCGGTGCTAATGACTTTCAGAGAGTCCGCGACCAGATGGGTTGGTACAAACTCTCTCAGATAGAAGACGACATGGACTTTGTTGCCAGCATGGGTGATCACTATTCTTGTGACTCTGAACTTTTTATCCGTTGTTTGACGGAGTTCAGTGTTGTTCGAGGTGGTGCTCATGACTTGCAGGAACAATTTGACGACATGTCGTGTTTTATTGCTGAGAAAGGTTATTTTGCCACAGATACCAATCGGTTTGCTGATTTGTTGTACGTTCCCAGGTGGAACGAACCTGAATTTAGTTCTAGTATGCACGTTCCTTTGGATCTATTTAGTTTATGGTCCGGCGCTCGAAATAATTTCTTATTGAAGAAATCTACTTTAGAGCGCACGCGTAAAAATATGTTAACGAAACGTACTCAAACGCCAAAAACTCAAACTCAGCAAGCTCCACAAAAGCTGGTTGCTGTTGCTCCTCGATCTAAGCCCAATTTGCGTACCCCCGGCACCGCTTCTGCGGTGTTAACCAAAGCTGATCGCCCGGCAGCTCGTCAGAAGAAAACTTTCATTGGTCCTTTGACCCAGGGAAAGACACTCCGACGGGAAGCCAAGGCTCAAGCGTGGGACGCCAAAGGTACTAGGAAAGCAACCAAGAAGCAAGTTAAAACAGGCAGATTGGGAGCTCTCAAAGCTGCTGCTGAACCTACTGGACCTTCTTCCCTCACGGATTTGTTGGCCACTCC